TGACATTAGTTACTTCAGATTCAACTAGAATAGATGCAGCAATTTTATCAACATCTTTAACCTTGAATTGATGATTAGAACGATTAACCCACTCTTTAATAGGTTCAATAGTGTCTATAACATTACCCTTTGCAGCTTCTCTTTTTGTCCATCTAACACCTGTGGTAATAAAGTCTTGGCGAGATGCTTCATCTGATTTAGGGTGATCATTTGCACTTAATTGAACGTGATCTTTAACATTTTGAAAGTCATAACCTTCTTTAAGATCATATAACCATACAGGTGCTGTAACTTCTCCCATATCTTGAAGTTTAATCCATCTGTTAAATCCATCCCAAAGATAATAAGATCCTTTATAAAACACAACTATCAAAGGTCTTTGTGTTACATCCCAACCTTTTTCAAGATCTTTTGCTTTGAGTTTAGTACCACCTGCACGAGCATCATTATCTTCCTCATTGACATCTATTAATGTCATATCAAAGATAGTAAATCTACCATTTTCTAATCCCCAGAAAGATGGAGGATTTTTAATAATTGCTGCAAAGATTTCATTTTCTACTACTGGTTGCCAGTTGCCGTTAGTAAAAGGAATTAATGTTCTAATGCTTGAAGTTGATATAGTCATAATTTAAATATGTAATTAAGTGATTTATATATGTAATTATATATAAAGTTTTTTCAAAAGTCAAGGGTGTAGATTCCCGAACATAAAAAAAGAGACCCCCGAAGGAGTCTCTTGAATAAAGGAAATATATCCTTTCTTCTTACATGAGGTTCTGAACCTTAACACGTCTGTAGTAACGGTTAGTATTAGCAGAAAGAGCACCAAGACCTTGAGTGGTTCCCTGTGAGAAGGGGTTTTCAACCATTCCGTATCTTGTCTTAAAGCCAATTTTTGGCTGGAAGGTGTTTTCTCCAACTGCACGTACCATCTGTAGTGGAACGTATGGGCAGTAGAACAGTCCAGCGTCATAAGGTGAAGAACCTTTATAACCAGCAACGTAGTACTGAGAAGCAGCACTGTTTGCAGAATAAGGGTCGATGTATACTCTGTACTTACCTTGAAGAACACCAGCAAATGTATTGCCTGTGTCATCAACATTAAGGTTAGCATTAAGAGCAGGAGTGTAGTCGAGTACACCAGCCATTGTCAATGCAGAAGCAACGTCAGCAGAGCAAAGGATCATGTTACCCTTTCCACGACGAGTTCTTTGTGCGATTGCGTTGGCATCTCTTTCGATCTGGAAGATAAGTCCTTTGAACTTCTCAACAGACCAACGACCATTACTGTCAGTATCTAGGTCGAATGCACCAGCAGTTGCAACGTTTGTTTGAGCACCAGATTCAGCAACCTTGTAGATTGTTCTGATAACTTCACGGTTGATCTCAGCAAGAATCTCAGTAGAAAGAATGTTTGCTAATTCAGCTTCTGCATTCAATCCGTGGATTGCTTTAAGATCTTGAGCGAGTTCTAGTGAGTACTCAGCTTTCAAAGCACGGCTTCTAGCAGTAACCGTAACTTTCTCGATGCTGAATGCCATTTCGTTGAAATGATCACCAGTTCCAGAACCTAAGTTCTCAGCATCGTCTGTACGCATACCTGTACCAACAGGATATGTAGTAGCAGTTTGTGAACCTTGAGGGTTCAATAGTCCTGGGTTGTTTGCACCAGTTAAACCAGTACCACCAGTAGAACCAATACCTGCAGCAGCGCCAGGGAAGTTTCCGATGTTGCGACCATCATCCTGTCCAGAGAATGAAGTATCTGCTTCATCGAATAGAGCTTCAGCACCAGACTGAGACTCGTAGCGTGAACGCATTGCAAAGATTAGTCCAGTAGGACCATTCATTGGTTGAACACCAGCTAGGTCATATGCGACCAAGTTTGGCATTGAACGTCTAATAAGACTTATTAATACTGGGTCGAAACCTGCTGTAGGTCCGCCAGCTGCAGCAGTTGCACTAAATCCTGGATTGGATCCTGTAGCAGTGCTATTTGTAGGAACAGCTTCTGAGAGGAATTCTCTTTCTTCACGTAGTGCGGTTTCTTGGTTCTCTAGGAGAACTGCAGTAACCATTCTCTTATGAGGATCTTTGATTTCATCAAGACCGTCATAGTTTAGAAGGGGAGCCCATTTCTCTTGCAGCTGTTCTGATTGGAACATTTGCATTTGAATTTACCTTTTTATACAAAAAGTTTAGTTTGAACAGATAATGTAAAAATCACTTTTTAGAGACTCTGCTCATAGTCTGTAGGTATGATTCCATTAAACCAGATACTGGTTGTGGAGTGGAAGCTTCATCACCCTCAGACAGATTTTCAGATTTGTCTCTCTGAGTGCCAGATTTGCTTGGGAAATAAGATTCCCTAAGTGTTACTAGCTTCTCACGATAGTCTTCTTCACTTTCAAACTCAACATTTTCCGCAAGAGAAGCAAGCTTGTCTCTTTGAGTGTCTGCAAGACCCTCAGTTACTTCTGCAAAAATTACATCAGCAACAGATTCAGCTAATCTTCTGTTCAGAGCAACATTACTTTTAATTTGCTCGTTGAGTTTATTTTCCATCTCATCAAGTTTATCTACCATGCTATTAAGTACATCATATTTGTCTTCAGGGATAGTTACATAATGTTCTTCAAAGAGTGACTTCATACCTTCAAGGAAGGATTCAGTCATTTCTGTTTTAAGACCTGCCTCAGCTGCTAGTTGATTTTCTTCTAACCATTCACTAGCAACGTACTCTAAATAGGAATCGACACGTTCTTGTAATTCTTTTTTGATTTCTGATACTTCTTCAACAAGTTTCTCTTCATAAGAAATCTTAACTTGCTCAGATAGTTCAGCAACTTTTGCCTTAATAGCAGACTCGAAAATTGTCCGTGCTTTTGCTTCAAACTCTTCGGAGAGTTTTTCGCCTTCGATTAAAGCATTAATGTCTGCATCGACATCAATCTTCTCTTCGACTACTTCTTCCTCAGTAGCTTCTTCTTCAGCAACAACTTCTTGAGTTTCCTCGACCTCTGCTGTCTCCTCTTCAGCAACTACTTCTTCTTCGGTAGTTTCTTCTTCGGATACAACTTGATCTGCAGGTTTCTCTTCCTCTTCTTTCTTAAGACTCTTAGAACCTTCAGCAGGTTTTGCACCTTTATTAACTACATCCTTAACTTGCTTAAGTGTAGCACCAGGTGTTTTTAACTTTGCTGAATCGTCATCAGACTTATAGTTTTCTGGAGTAGGACCACCGAGATCTTCCCAAGTAGCGGGAGTACCTCCTGTACTTAGTTTTTGCATTGGTTCCGCAGGTTTTGCACCCTTGGTTACTGCGTTTTCTTCGATGTTTTCCATTTCTTGTAAATTGTTGCCAACGGACATTAGGTTTTAGATTGTTATAATCTGTATTTATTTATAGAACTTATAGATTTGAGAGAAAATCGTTAAACAGGTTTAACTTATGCTCTTCAAGTCTTTTTTGACTCACAAGAGTGTTAATTCTCTTCTGAGTTCTTTCTGCGAGTTGTTCACGGAGAATTCCTCCATCCCAAACCCACTCTTTTCCTTCCATAATTCCATTCACAAAAGCGTCTGGAGCAGAAGGATCAGCTACAATATCAGCAGCAGTTGCTAACTGAAAATCTTCACCGACATATTTAACACCATTTTCCTCTCTTAAAGAACCAACTCCACGAGAAGAAACTCCAAGTGTTACACCTTCTTCTATAAGTGAAGATGCAATTTTACCCATTGGAGTATTAAGTATTTGTGCTTTACCTACAAAATTATTTCCTTCCTGTTTCAGTGAAGTAATTTTATGAGAAACACGATCCAAATTTACAGTTGGACCATCTGGATGTCCCAACTCACCAAGAGCACGACCCTTATTAACAAAAGATTCATTGTATCTTGTAACTTCATTAGCAAGAGTACTTACTGGATAAATCCTACCATTACGGTTTTTGATCTCTCCTTGAAGAAAAGTTCCTTCAATATAAAGTCTCTTTTTACTACCTTTTCCTTCAGTAATAAATTTTACGTTAGATACTTCTTCTGTAATGAGTTTCATTGTTCTTGCTCTGGTTCTACTTCAGTTTCAGTTTCAGGCTCTGCAAAAATAGAAGCAGCAACATCAGGTTTAATTGCTTCAATTTTTTCAGCAGATTTTGTAAATAAAAGATCTTTTATTTGATCTGATATTTCATTTGGTTTTGCATCAGTAGCAATCAAATCGATAATATTATCCATGAAATGTTAATATAGTGTTATAATTTATTTATATCTCGGCCAATTTAGTGTCTTTTTTGACATCTCCGTTAGTGAGACCACCATCTAAGGGAGGAGCCATACCTCCATCTGCTCCTAATGCCATTACATCATCTTCAGTTCCTGGTGCCATCATTTCTCCAGTAATTGGATCAACCATCGAAGGATCAGGAATAACTCCATCCTTAATTTCCTTGGCAATTTTCTTATCTTCTTCCTTCATCTCAGTTTCAGTCTGACGAAGAACTTTTGTCCTTACCCATTCTTGAGAATAATATTTACCAATATAAGGTTCTATTTGTTGGAGAATTCCTAATCTTCCTTCTAGAAGTTCAGTTTCTTTTAATTCTGCAAACTGATTATCATATAAGAAATCATATTGGATATGATCACTTATCTCATCCCAATCTTCTGGAGCAATAATATTCTTAAGTATTAACTGTGTTCTTAAGAAATCAGTAAACATATTTGCAAATCTTTTTCTCAAACGACCTACAAACTTAGAGAATTTTAATTCATCTCTTAAGATTTCTGATGATCTACCTAAATTAAATCCACCATCATTAGCAATTCTGGATTCAGGAACACCTAATGCACGATATAATTTCTTCTGGAAATACTCAATATCAGCAAGTTCTCCAAGGTTCTGTCCACCTGGAAGTGTTGTGATTTCAGTTCCTCTACCACCTTCTCTTCTAGGAAGCCAGAAATCTTCTAACATACTCATGAATTTACGATCATCACGTACTTCACCAGTACTTGCATCATATACAAGTTTATTTCTATAGCGACTCATTACCTCTTTGAGGTATTGTTCTGCTTTAATCTTTGGAAGATTACCAACATCAATATAGAATATTCTTCTTTCAGGTGCTCTTGATAATCTGTATATAACAAGAGAATCCTCAATCATTCTAAGTTGATTAAGTGCCTTAATTGCCTTATGGAGATATGATAAACAAGTACCTTTATTTCTATCAAATAAACCAGAGGTTACATAAGTGATAGAATCTTTAGCAATTTTGATTGAAGTTTTATCATTTCCTCTTCCACCACCAGCAGCAAACATTGTTGTTGGATAATTTGGTTTAGGGGTATAAACGTAATACTCATCAATTTCTGGATATATTGCCTTCTTCATATCAGATGGACCTTGTGGTCCCATCATCTCATTACCTTTTTGTTTTCTTTCCTTTCTAACAAATTTAATCTTCATGGGATTGATATATCTTATCTCTTTAATCCCTTCTTCTGGTTTCTTGACATCAATGACTTTCAAATAATAAAGTCTTCCGTCTACATACCAATTTCTAAAAACTTCGTGTGCTTTTTTATCAAAGTCCATCATTTCCTTGATGCCTTTGAATTCTTCTCTAATTTTTTCCTTTATTTTATCACTTGCATTTACATTAGATAATTCTATTTCAATCGGAGAATCATATAAATCACTAACCAAAGCTTCATTAACAACATCTTCAATTGCAGCATCCGCTTCTGGATGAACTGCCATTTCTCTATAACGACGCATTAAATCATATTCAGTTTTATAGACACCTTCGATGTCTACATACTGACCATAAAATCCACTAGAAATATAATTATCAACCCCGTCCTCGTTTGATGGAGGAACGGGGGACAGTAATGAAGATGATTTTTTCTCCTTATCTGATATGGAGAATCCAAAAAGCTTAGGCATAGTATATAAGTTTTCCTACTATTATAACATATTTATTAGGAAATGCTCTCGCCTCCTGCATTAGCACCAACACCCTTAATAGATTCCCAGTAAAGAACTTGTAGTTCTACTGTAAATTCTTCAACAGTATCGATGGTTTCATAAGAAAGATCCATCTGACTTATGTTAGTTGGGAAGATGTCAAAGAACTTATAAGTTCTAAGAGTTGATCCATCACGATCTAACTGATGGACAAATGCGTCTTCCTGATATTCTGCAGGATCATTAAAACCTGTTGCATCTGATAATTTATTAATAACATTCATCCACTTTTCAAAAGCAGAACGAATTGCAAAATCCGTGTCATTAATAACTGTGATTGTCCAAGTATCAAAGGTTCTATCACCAGCAATCTTAAGAATCCTTCCTCTAAAGTTAATATCAATTGGTGTGATATTAGAAGCAGGAAGTGCTGCTGCCTTAACTAAGAATCTTGACTTATCCTTTACATCATTATCAATTGATATTGAATCAGGAAAAGCAAGTTCTACCTCAAATAGATTCGGCCTTGCACCGCCACCTGTCAACTTACTCTTGAAGTCGGTAATCTTCCTTAATGGTGGTCTATTAAATTGTGTTGCCATAGCTTTTTATACCTTATGTGTATGAGATAGAATTAAACGGAACCAATTACTTCTTCAAACGAGACACCAGTTCTGGTGGCAACGAATGTTAGACCGATAAAGTTGATCGTTCTAGCTGGTTTGACGAAGATGTCAGCAACAAATTCATTATTATCTATAATAGCAGCAGTGTTATTTGTCTCATCGCAAATAACTCTGAAGTCATAAATTCCCCTCTTTGCCTGAACATCACGCATGAATGGTTCAACAATATTCACAAAGTTTGTTCTTGTGATCTCATCGTTGAATTCAAACATCTGATCTCTTGCAGCAGCAGAGATTGCATTTTCAAGGTAGATAAACAATCTACGAACGTTTATCCTATCAAATGCAGATGCTTTTGCAAATGCAGTCTTATCACCGAATAGTGTGATTCCACCACCAGGTGTAAAGATAATTGGATTAACTCTATTTGAATAAAGTTTATCTCTCTGGATTTGAGAAGGATTGTATGCAAGTTTAACAGCATTCAGGATTCCACCTCTTGAAGTACCAGCAGGTGAGAACCAAGGGAAGTTGTTAATATCATTTCTTGCACAAGCTCCAGCAATGTCTCCATTTAATGGAACATATCTGAATGTGTCAGAGAAACGATCATACATGTACTTGTATCCACTATCAAGTACTGCATAAGATGAAGAAGTTACAGGTGAATAGAATTCAATTATCTTATCAGTAATTTCTGAATCTGAATTTACAACAACTGTTCCAGCAGTTGCATCAGATAGGAATGCTCCCCTGTATGGTGAAATAAATGCTACAGAATCTTTTCTTAGTTCTGCAACAGCAATTAACTTATTAGCAAGTGATTGTGCTGTATAAATGTCATGGTTGGCAGAACCCATAAGTAAGAAGTCTGCTGAATAAGTATCCTTATTCTCATATAATTCATATCCAGATCTAAGACCTGCTAAAGAAACTTCTAAAGCACCAGAATTACCAATACCAACTTGTCCATTATAATCTTTACCACCTTCTAAAGTGAGTGTGTGGTTTCCAGCAGCATCAAAGAATCCATTAGTATTTTGTTCAACTGACTCATCCCAATTACCACCATCATCAAGAGTAAATCCACTACTATATCCAGTAGTTGTAAGACCTAATTGTCCAGAACCACCAGCAAAGATATAATCAGATTGATTAGCAATAAACTTTCTCCAGTAGGAAGGTGATCCTATTGAATACTCAGCATCTGTTAGTTTAGATAAACCTACATGTTTTTCAAGAACTGTTCCTGCATTTCCAGTAATTGTTCCTTTGTCGTCATATACAACAACATGTACTTCATCAAATCTTACTCCTCTAGCAGCAGCGAAAGTAGAAGTTGATGGACGATCAGCAATTTGATCCCACTGAACATTT